AAAAATCTTAGTGTAACTGAGTGGGAACGAGTTGCTGAGTGGTGGGCCGGTCGATTTCAAAAAGGACAAGACCTCCTTGCAGAATATAAAGATCATCGTAAATTCGATGACTTTCACAAGAAACTTACTACTAGCTGTGAACTAAATCCCACTAAACAGCTAGACGTCATATACGATCCTTCCCTCACTTTGGGCAAGATTCGGACGGAAGTAGAAATGAAAGTAAAATCTTCAATGGATATTGGTGTAGTTATTGTAGATTATATCAATCAAGTTAAAAGGTCAAATGTTCCCAGTCGAAGCGGTCAATACGATTGGACTGAACAAATAGAAGTAAGTAAAGCTCTGAAGTCAATGGCACAAGAGTATAAAATACCTTTCTTTTCACCGTATCAAACTGATGCTACGGGCGAAGCAAGATTTGCAAAAGGTATCTTGGACGCAGCAGATGCAGCGTTCGCTCTAGAGCCTTGGCAGCACGAAGATGGTTGTGTAACCTTCAAGTGTGTAAAAATAAGAAATAATGAGCCTATAGATTTTACCTCCACTATGGATTGGCAAACTCTAAAGATGGGCCCTGAGAGCGCTTTAACTCCAGATCAACGAGAGGATGCCTCTCACAAAACTGGAGAAGAAATCCAGGACATATAAAAATATTTCTTGACACTCCCGTTGATTTGTAGTATAATATATGCTCAAGTCACGGGAGTTTTTTATTTATGGGAATGATTTATGGATCAATGGCTTATGATGTCTCAGGACGAAAGAAAAAAGGTTTGCGCAGAAAAAATGTATCTCGCAAGATTAGGGCTGTCAGTGTCAGTCCAAGAAATAATTACCGCAGGAGTGCCCCAGAGTATCCCTCGGTTCCCGACACAGTTGGAGTTGCCCCTAGAGTGGAACCGCCACGTTACACAGGAACCCTTGTTAAGGGTATCGGAACCATGCACAAATCAAATGCAATTCCAATCATAGATGAACAACAAATGAAAGATATTGCTAGGATGAGAAGATAATGCACGACGCACTCATGGAACATTGGAATACTAGAGATACTTGCCCCAACTGTGGCGAATATTTAATTGGTGATGGGTATACCAACGGCGATCCTGTAAGGTGCCCTAATGCTTTAGAAGAAGATTGGTGGTATAGTGAGCCAGATAGTGGGCCGTGGTACTGTATTTACTCTGATGGTTATGATGAACCAACAGAGTATGATGAATGGCAAAGTTATGATCCGGATTGTTGATGAACGTAGAAGATCTATTACTTGATAAAAAGATTCCTTACTATGCAAAGGGTAAGGATTACTTAGTACAATGTCTTAATCCTGAGCACGACGACAATAATCCTAGTATGAGAATAGACCAGATCACTGGTATATTTAATTGTTTTGCGTGTGGATTTAAAGGTAATCTTTTTAATTTCTACGGGGAAAAAGCGAATCAGCTACAGCTCCGCAGAGAAAACTTAAAGAAAAAAATACGACAAAAAATGTCGGAAGGTGCAGGGCTATCGTTTCCGAAAGGCTATATGCCATACGAAGGAAACTGGAGAGATATTAGTTCTGATACTTATAAAATTTTTCAAGCATTTACCCATCATGATAAAGATTATGTTGGGCGTCTTGTATTTCCTATACGAGATATTGGCGGTAGAGTAGTGTCATTTAATGGTAGGCATATGTCAGGAGGTACTCCAAAATATATGATTACTCCACGAGGCGTTAAATTACCTCTCTTTCCTACTGTATCGCCTATAAAAAATAGTATTATTCTAGTAGAAGGTATCTTTGATGCCGTAAATCTACATGATAAAGGACTGCGAAATGCAGTTTGTTGTTTTGGTACGAACAATATAAATGAAGACAAGTTGTCATTACTTAGCTTGCAAGGCGTTACGAATATTGATATATTCTTTGACGGCGACGAAGCTGGGCAAAAAGCAGCAGAAAATGTTAAAGATATGTGCGAGAAAGTTGATCTCACCTCTAGGAATGTATATCTAAAAGATACAGATCCTGGAGCACTTATCAAATCTCAAGTAGAAAAACTAAAGGAGAGATTGTATGGCTAACGTCGCCTTGATAGAGACGAAACCTTCAAGAACAAATTTTACTCGAGAGTTCGATGGAGCTTTCGAGTTTGATCAATACCAATTATGTTCAGATCCTAGCATTAAAAAGGTTCTGAAAAGAGATTGTGATATTGAAATTGATACAGATAAGTATGAGTGGGTTATACTGGTAGGTTCGGATGCTTTAAAGTATTTTACCAGAATTAACTCAGTAACAGAATACTCTGGTAAAAAGGTAGAAAAAAAGTTTTTACCAGTTATCAATCCTGCCATGCTTGCTTTTAAACCAGAAGCTCGTAGAACGTGGGAAGATTCAAAAGCCAGTATCATTGGTTACATTCGTGGAGAAATTGAAGACGCCGTAATTGATGATAGTGTTGCTTTTGGAATACAAGATACGGAGAAAGCAAATGAATTTATTCGTAGTGCCATCGACTACTCATGCGACTATGTTGCTCTCGACTCTGAGACTACTGGCCTCTATCCTAGAGACGGTCATATGCTGGGCATTAGTCTTTGTTATAATGGTACTAATGGGGCTTATATTGATACCGATTGCTTTGACGATACCACTGAAAAGCTACTACAAGAGTTATTCGATAAAAAGGCAGTAATCTTCCATAACGCTAAGTTTGACATGGCGTTTTTTGAGTATCACTTCAACTTTAAATTTCCAAAGTTCGAAGATACAATGTTGCTACACTACCTTATAGATGAGAATCCCGGGACTCACGGATTAAAACAGCTTGCTATGAAGTATACTCCTTATGGCGACTATGAAAAGCCAATGTATGACTGGATTGACCAGTATAGAAAAGAGCACGGAATTCTTAAAGGAGACTTTCAATGGGGTTGGATTCCTTTTGATGTAATGAAAACCTACGCGGCTATGGATGCTGTTGTAACTTTTATGGTTTATGAAAAATTTGTAAAGATCAAGCAGAATAAAAAACTCTGTTGGGTATATGATAATATCTTAATCCCAGGTACTAGATTTTTAACTGATGCACAGGATAATGGTGTGCCTTTTGATAAACAGCGGCTACAAATTGCTCAAAATATTATGCAAGAAGATATTGATGAAGCAATTAGTACTTTATATAAAGACGAAAGAGTACGAAAGTTTGAGCAACTACAAGGTAAAGAATTTAATCCGAACAGCACTTTACAACTTCGTAAGTTGATGTTCGACTTTTTAGGACTCAATCCAACAGGTAAAAAAACTGGTACAGGTGCGGATTCAACAGATGCCGAAGTATTAAAAGAGCTAGCAGTACAGTCTCCAGTTCCCCAACTAATTCTTGATATTCGTCAAAAGTCTAAAATCAAGAATACTTATTTAGATAAAATTATTCCGCAACTTGATCGTGATTCAAGATTGCGTACAGGGTTTAACCTGCATGGCACAACTAGTGGGCGACTCTCATCTAGTGGTAAGTTGAATATGCAACAGTTGCCTCGCGATAATCCTGCTGTTAAAGGATGTATTAAAGCCGCAGCGGGGTCAAAGATAGTTGCAATGGACTTAACTACTGCCGAAGTATACGTTGCCGCTAAACTGGCAGAAGATGAAGCACTCATGGATGTATTTCGTAGTGGAGGAAACTTTCATAGTACAATTGCACACACAGTTTTTAAACTACCTTGTGCAGTCGAAGAAGTAGCAGAACTGTATTCAGATCGTCGACAAGCTGCTAAAGCCGTAACTTTTGGTATTATGTATGGCGCAGGCCCTGCAAAGATTAGCGAACAAGTTACAAAAGATAGTGGAAAATATTTTTCCAAGAACGAAGCTGCCGAAGTAATTAATGATTATTTTCAGACTTTTCATAAGTTAAAGTCTTGGATCGAAACTAATCAAAAGTTTATCGAGCAAAATGGTTTCACATATAGTTACTTTGGCCGTAAAAGGAGATTACCAAATGTCGCATCAGAAGACAAAGGTATCAAGTCTCATAGCATTAGGTCTGGCCTTAATTTTTTGGTGCAGTCTGCTGCTTCTGATATTAACCTCTTAGGAGCTATTGATATGAATGCGTTTATTAAGAGTGAAAAAATGAAGTCTAAAATTTTCGCACTTGTGCACGACTCAATTCTTGCAGAGGTTCCAGAAGACGAAATTGATTTTTATTGTGAAAATCTAAAAAAGTTTATTCAACTCGATAGAGGAATATCAATACCTGGCGCTCCCGTAGGATGCGATTTTGAAATTGGTGATGATTATTCTATGGGTAAATTTGAAAAACAGTACCTGTGATTATAACTTATCGAGATATAGAAAAAATAATTTTTCCAGTGTTTAATTTACCGAATGGAAACTGGCAGCTCTTAGACGGGCTGCTTTTTCTTGACGATCTAATACTTGACGATAAAAATATGAGAGGAGATACTTTGGGTAAAAGACGGCTACAGACTCCTCATGAAAACTTATTTAATCTAAAAAAGTCTTTAGACAGTCATATTGGATTAATTAAATCCCGGGACAAACATTTTATTGATACAAAAGGCACTCCTTTCATATATGAAAAAACAAAGATGTGCCCTATCAAATACCACAGTATAAGAAATATAGAAAGAAAAGGAGTTGCTTCCTTGCTTTCTTTGAATGGTATAAAGAAAAATTTTATCATACCTCGTCCACCTCCAAGTGACTGCTCGTGGGCGGGAGTACTTTACATATATAATATGCCTTGGATGCTTTTTAGCTACTCTAGCGAAAAGTTAAAAGATAGTAGAAAAAAAGTATGAAAGCAGTAATTAGCAATCGAATATTATTAGAAGTAACGCCCGAGTATAAAGAACTTCTTAGTAAAGAATTAACTTATAAAGTGCCTGCTCCTAATCCAAAAGATCCTCCTCTTGTTATAAAAAATATGGCGAGAGTGAGGGAAAATTTAGTTAGCATACCTATTGGAAGAACGGATTTAATACCAGATGAATATGAAGTGGTGGACAAGAGGATTATGGTGCCTGTTGATTTTCCTAGCTTTAAGTATGTACTCCGTGAAAGTCAACAGTCCGTCTACGATGAACTTGATGACAATAGTATCATCAACGCGTGGGTGAGCTGGGGAAAAACTTTTACGGGGTTGGCAATAGCAGGAAAACTTGGGCAAAAAACATTAGTTATTACACATACGGTTCCTTTAAGGAATCAATGGGCAAAGGAGGTAGAAAAAGTCTATGGTATCACCCCAGGAATTATTGGTTCTGGTAGCTGGAATACCGATTCTTGTATTGTGGTTGGTAATACCCAAACACTCTACAGAAATATCGATCGAATTCGAAAAATGTTTGGAACAATTATCTTGGACGAGATGCATCACGTATCTTCTCCAACCTTTTCAAAAATCATCGACACAAATCACGCAAGGTACAAAATTGGACTCAGCGGAACGATCGAACGTAAAGACGGAAAACACGTAGTTTTTCGAGATTATTTTAGTCAAAAAGTATTTAAACCACCAAAAGAAAACTTTATGACCCCAAAAATAGATATTGTAAAATCTGAAATAAGATTTATGGATGGCGCAAGAATACCGTGGGCAAATAGAGTTACAAATCTAGCTACAAACGAAGAATACATACATACAGTTGCAATGTTAGCAGCTTTTTATGCTGCAAAAGGACACAAAGTTCTAGTAGTATCAGATCGTGTAAGTTTTTTAAAAAACTGTGCTATACTAGCAGGAGATAAAGCGATCTATGTTACAGGAGATGTTCCTCATGAAGAACGAGAAACATTATTAAATGAGGTAAATTATGGCAATAAAAACATTCTTTTCGGCACTCAAGCAATATTTAGTGAAGGCATCTCAGTCAATGCGCTCTCAGTCCTTATACTCGGTACACCGATTAACAATGAGCCCCTTCTTACCCAGCTTATCGGAAGAGTCATCCGAGAGCGAGAAGGAAAAAAGACCCCAGTAATAGTAGACATTCATCTCAAAGGGAACACTGCTCGAAAGCAGGCTTCTAATAGAATGGGGTACTATATGAAACAGGGTTGGCAAATCAATCAAGTCTAGAAAAATAGTTCTTGACATTTAAGTGATATTTTAGTATAATATGTTATTATTCGATTGGAAAAAGATTTACACTACAGCCGCAGGAGATCCTAGAGATATAGTTAGGATATTAAGAATGTTAGTAGAAAAAAGAATTCCAAAGAATAAATATGAAAAAGAATATTTTTATTCACAACTTAACTTCGATGGTACAAGTTTTTTAGTACATCCGGAAAGACTATTATACGATGGATATAAATTCACTTTTCGAGAAATGGCTGTATATACAGGCATTGCTGCTCTTAGGTCTCTTCCTGATTTCTATGCTACTAATAAAATAAGTTTAGATTTACTACATATACCTGAAGAAGCATTAATTCACGTTTACGAAAATAGGCTACTGGAAATAGAAGATAATGAAATTCATTTCTTGTATGAAGGAAGTCCCACAAAAAAGGAGATACATTAATGGCAATTACATTTAACAAAGCAAAGGGTGCAGCTCAAAAAAGTTCAATCAACACTTTTGTTCCACAGGACGGCGACAATAATGTTCGGCTTGTAGGCGACGTATTGGCTCGTTACGTTTACTGGATCGAAGGCGAAAATGGTAAGAACATTCCCTTGGAGTGTTTATCATTTGATAGAAATGAAGAGCGATTCAACAACAAGGAAAAAGACTGGGTTCGTGAGTACTACCCCGATCTGAAGTGTGGCTGGAGCTATGCTATGCAGTGTATTCACAACGGGGAATTGAAAGTCTTCAATTTAAAGAAAAAGCTATTCGAACAGATCATGACTGCAGCAGAGGATCTCGGAGATCCTACCGATGTAGAAAGTGGTTGGGACGTTAAGTTTAAGCGAGTCAAGACTGGCCCTCTGCCCTATAATGTAGAGTATCAAGTACAGGTACTTAAGTGTAAGTCACGACCTCTTGATGAGGATGAACGTGCACTTATTGCTGATCTGAAGTCGATGGATGATGTTATGCCTCGTCCAACTCCAGATGCACAAAAAGAACTACTCGACAGAGTACGAGAAGGTGTTAGCAGTGATGCTAATGTAGACGAAGAAGCATTAGAGAAAGAGTTTGACGTTGCATGATTCTTTTTACAGCCGACTGGCACATAAAACTGGGACA